AAAGGAAAATCTCTGATCTGATCAAAGTAAGTTAGTTCACTAAGTTCGTCTGCAAGTAGCTTAAACTTCTTACCCTCTAGAAGTTTATCTAGATCTGGACTCTTGCCTTCGCCGTCGGCTGGGCCTTGGCCGCCTAGTGGCGTGCCTTCTGGATCATCGTCAATTACGCTAACAAATGGATTGAGATCATCAAGAATATCCTGATCTGGCTCGTCCTTATCTTGCTCCCTTTCAAAGGAGACAATCCTGTCTATCTCGGCCTTTGTAAGTGGAGTAAGCAGCTTGCCACTTTCGGCATAGTCGTTTGCAGCTCCGTCGTCAATAAAGTAGTACTGTCCGTCTGGTGTACGAACAACAACGCTGTCGCCTTCGTCTGAAGACATAATGGCCTGTGAGCCATCAGGGAATGGATAGCCTTCCATTTCGTCAGCCATTGCTTGATTTGCAATGAACTCGCGCGCAGATGGGAATCTACGATTTCCGTATATTTCCTTTATAGCATCGTCAAGGTCTTTTCCATAGATTATCGAGTCAAGTTTGAATGGTTGCTTATCAGTAAGGTTGTCGTTGTACTGCTTCCAAAATTCCTTGGCAATACCATCAGCATCACGGATCTCAAGAGGGATATCGCCAGAGGCATCTCCCTCATTTTCATTCCATGCGTACTCAGTAGATTCAATTGTTTCGCCTGGGCGTGGTTGACCACCGTAGGCTAAGCCAAACGAGATTTGTTTTCCATCGGACTCACGAGTTATCGTTACGAACTCATTGCCTTGGTAATTTTCTATGACTGCTTTAACTTCGTATGGAGCATTCTTTTCAATGCTGTTTGCAATATCTTTTAGGCTGTCTCTCTTGGCAAGAGTCTCGGGAGTCTTGCTGCCTTCAGCCTGCTTCCAAAATTCCTTGGCAATACCGTCAGCATCACGGATCTCGAGCGGAATTTCACCAGCGGCGTTACTTTCAGGTTCATTCCATACGTACTCAGTAGATTCAATTGTTTCGCCTGGGCGTGGTTGACCGGCGTAGGATAAACCAAACAAGATTTCTTTTCCATCAGACTCACGAGTTACCGTTAGGAACTCATTGCCTTGATAGTTTTCCATTCTTGTTTTAACCTTGAATGGAGCGTTCTCTTCAATGCTGTTGGCAATGTCATTTAGGCTGTCTCTCTTAGCACGACCTTTTCCTGCCTTTAGATCATCGATACTCTTAACTTGACGACCAGTTTCAGCCCAACTAGCTGTCTGCGCCTTTGACGGTGAGTCTACGAAGCCGCGGCTGTCATAGTCTTCCTTGGCATTTTTCCACTTTGGATTTTCACCAAGTTTAGCAAAAACTTCATCAGCAGAGGCGCCGTTGTCGATCATCTCGGCTATTTCGCCATCTGGGTCATAATCTCTAACTGCGTCCATTGCAGAGTTAACTACGGTTGAGATGCGCGCGTTGGCCTTATCCCTGGCGACTGCAGGAGCTGCGGCGTCCGCGTCGTCGAAGGTGTCGTACGTTGCGCCTTCCATGGAGACAGTGCCGTCGCTATTTTTAGTCGCGGTGAGAGCTACGCCATCTTGATTTTTCTCAAAGGCAAGTAGGGATTCTTTTGACGGAGGAGCATCGTTCTTATCCTGAGAAATAGCCTGGCCTTTTTTAGTGACCCAGCCTTCAGGAAGTGCGTTACCATCGATGTCAAGGCGACTTGCTATTGCGCTATCAACGGCTTGATTTAGTCGCTCCTTCTCTGACGCGTTAGCAGCGTCAAACTTCTTCTTGGCTTCAGCTGCTTCCTCCTGAGACTTCTTAATGTTAGTCTTTGTGTCAGCCGCGCCTTGCTTATCCTTTTCATACTTATCTTGATCGTCGCCGGCTAGCTTCTGTACGTCGGCCCAGTCCTGTGCAATGCCTACGGCCTTCTTGACTCCAGGACCACCCTCAGTGCGGCGTAGTAAGTAGACTGGCTGGTTAGGATCGAGCTTGCCACTAGGCATGGCTCCAGCGACAGGAATACTAGTTTCTCCCGGCTTAGATCCCTTGGCAACCTTGCCTAGGTGTGAGGCAACCTTGTTGTCAACGTTGTTCCACTTCAAAACCTCGTAGCCATCGGGAGAGGTGAATACCTCGTCCGCTGCGCGGCCGTTGGCTAACTCAAACGATCCTTCTGGCTTTGGATCCCAGCCATCTGGCTCGGTCTTACGTATAAACTCTGATTGCCTTACGGTGTACTTATCTCCAGCGGTTGTTTTTGCCGCAGGAGTCTTAAGTCCCTTAACGGCACTGTCTGGAAGAATCGCCTTTACCGAGCTAATCTTTGAGGTAGGCACCTCGTAGATGCCGTCAGGCACGTTTGGATCGTCCTTAATAACGACGTGGACTTTGCCTGGGCTTCCGATAACTCCGCCGGCAGACTTACCTACAACTGGCGCGACTGATCCATCCGGAAGTTCTAGGTCAAAGCCTACGCCTCCGCCCATCTCGATCCACTCGCCGTCGCGATTTCGGTCTTGGAGATTTGCGCGGATTGATTTAGCTGTGGATGAGTTTCCACCAACAGCGGTAAGCGCAGTAAGAACAACGTCACGAGGAACGGCGCCAGCGGTTAGGGCTTCTATGCGCTTCATAGCGTGCAGCTGTTCAACGGTACCTACTTCGTAGTAGATAGCCGAGGCAACAACGGCGCGGATGCTGTCGTCAATTCTAGGGTCAGCGGCGTGCCAGCGAGCGCTGGTCATGCGGTAGGCTGACGCGGTCATTCCGTGCTTACGCGTTGAACACGGGTGTCCAATTGGAAGTAGGTCCTTATGCTGCGCCTTGTTGTTTTCGGTTTCACCATTGATAGCAAGCGAGATAAAACGTCCAACTGCCTTGTACGCGGCAAACACGCGGGACTCCATTGGCAAGGATTTAGTATCCTCAATGGTACGTGACGCAACGGTCATAACCATGCGATGCGTAACCTGGCGCTCAGCAGGAACACCGACGTTTTCCTGCGCAGCAAGCTCTAGTATCGACCTGCGAAGATCTCCGGTAGACTTAGGTTTTTTAACCTTTGACTTAGCACCATTCTTACTGTTGCTTGCAATAAGTGCATTTAGTGGCGAGTACACGGCTCGTTACCCCTTATTCTCTTGGCGCGGTAGTAGGTCTGCGTCCTTGCTCTTGTACAGCGCGGAAGCTAAAACAGTTGCACGATCAAATGGTGATTCACCCTCACGAACGCCGCGCATCCAGGCAGCGCGTACGGCAGGCACTAACCTATAGCCTTGGCCAGACATCTCAGTGATCGCAAGAATTGCTTCCTCGGCTGATGAGTACTCAGATTCATTCTTAAGAGACACGGACAATTGCTTGCTGTAGTACATTTTTTCTATGTCTTCATTTAGTTTTTCTCTATCGTATTTAGCGATAGCCTCGTCACTAACAACTCCATCAGGAATAACAGCAAAACGACACTTACCTAAATCTTCAATTTGAACATCAATAATTTGGCAAACATCGTTGCCGTTCTCATCTTCAGAGTAGAAAACGCAGTTCTTACAAACAACTCCGATACTCGCAACGTCGTTCTCTGCGGCAGGAGTGTAGCCAGCCCAAACGCCGGTCTCGTCTTCATTAAACTTTCCGTACTTAGCAACAATGTCTAGAAGCGCATCTGCTAGGTCCTGCTCCTCTGGAACAAGATGCCCTGAGGCCGTAAGTTCTGAGACGACCTTTCTTGATCTGCGTGGATGGTCTAGAGGAAGTAGGTCATTGTCCTGCACGTACGACGCTGTTGCTGGACGACCAGCGGAGAGTAGACGTAGAAACGCCTCGGTGCGACGCATTGCGGCCGCATCGATACTTCCCTCCTTAGCGGGTGAGAAAAAGAAACTTTTAGCGCCACGGCGATACACCGTCTTTAGTACGTTTAAGTTAGTTCTACGTCCAGGGACAACGGCTGAATTGTGACCTTCAACGGCGGCAAGTAGCGCGTTATCCGTGTCCGTTCCAAAGCTAATTTCATTATCGTATCCGTAGTAGCGATCACGGTCATCTTCTAAGTTTTCTGCGTACATCATCTCGACTACGTCATCAGCGGTATCCATGCGCTCGTAGTTAGCATCCGCGGAAAGATGCGCGCCTAACTGCCACTGCCATTTTAGATGGGAGTCTAGTCGACCAGCTGCAAAGTCTGCAATTGACTGCACGTTATCCCTAGTTGCGTAATCGAAGACCTTGTTCCAGCAGTCAATCATTTTTGCGTTACCTGCATAGAGATCGGCGCACATCTTCTGTGCATCCGTGCCAACCTGTCCATCATCGCAGGTTGATAGCATCATAAAGTCATTAAGAGTATACGGGGCAAGCGATCCAATCTTGCGCATGTTTTCACCAGTTTGATCTACTGCACTAAGCACGTCGGTGTAGATACTCTTAAAGAACTTATAGTACTCACTAAAGTCTGATCCCGTGACGTTCCAGTGATGTCCCTGAGCCTTAAGACCAAGGACGACGCCGGTTCCTAGCGCCTTAGCGAGACAGTCAACAAGGGACTCGTCACTTTCAGCCATGTCGTTAGACATAAAAACATCCATAATTACTGTGTTCCTTCTGGTTCTTGTTGTTCTACGGCTGGCGTTACTGCAGGTTCAGGTGTTGGTTCAGGCGTAGGTTCAGGAGTTGGCTGCGGCTCAACGGGTACCGCGGCGCCTGGACCTCTAAGAAGACGCTCTACCTCGGGAGGAATAGGCGCAACGGACTGAGCTTGACTTGCCGCGCGTGTTGCCTGCATAACCTCAGGGGCAACAACCGTAAGCATTGCCTCGGTAAGCTCAGGTGTGACTACGCCCTTTTCAGTGAGTAGGCGAAGTGCAAGCTCCGTTGGGTTAGGCGCGTCAGTCTCTGAGAAACCGTGTGCACGACGCCACGTGTCAAAACTAATTGCCATGCGATCAAAGCCAGAGTCAGCGTCAGCCGCACGGTCATTGCGCGTGGCGACCTGACTTGGGTCGTACCAAACGCAAACGCGCTCAACCTCAGCCTCTGGAAAACCGTTGGCGATGAGGTAAGGACGTAGGTAAACAACCGTAAGCGCGTCAGAGATAAGAAGCATCAACGGTTCGATGTGTGCCTTGTAGAGGGACTCATCAATCTGCAGGGCGTTCGAGTACTTAACGTTGGCTAAACCAGTTACTACATCCTTTGGAACGTCTAGTCCCTGGAGAATGCGCTCAAGCACGCGATCAGCGCGCGAGGCAAGTGATGGATCAAACGAACGCTCGAACTTAAACTGCTTAATCTTGTCGCCAAGCTCTGCAGGACCACGAATAATAAGTGGAACAACTGCCGAGGCGGAGTCCTCGTCCTTGATAGGAGTTGTCATCGCGTCGATAAGCTGCTCTTCAAAGTCGTCCTGCATTTCCTCGGCAAGAACGTCTGGATTTGTGTCAACGTCGTCCGCGTACGGGTAGTCAGGCATTGGTGTGTTGGCAACCGAAAGACCGTCTGGTAGGTAGAGTGCACCAGCGTTTAGACGCGAACGAGCCGTAGCACGGAAGGTACGGTTAAGAAGTAGAAGTTCAGCGCAAAGATCTAGTAGACCACGTAATGATGAGTCTGCCTCGTCGGAGTAGCGCGGGTGTGCTCGCCAGATGCGGCCAACAAACGCTGAAGGTGGTAGCGCGGTTCCGCCTACCTGACTGCTGCTGTTGAAGTTTGAGCGGCTGGAGTTGATTATGTAGTTGTTGCGCTGGTCAATTTGAAGTTCGTCGATGGAGCGAATGTCCCAGGATTCTGGGATTCCGCTGCCTGGACGCGCTGGCATCTGAACTAGGTAACATTCTCCTGCAACTGAAAGGTTTAGGGCTGCATCCTTTAGAAGACCAGCCTGACCACCGTATGCGGAGTCAAGACGTGCGATTGCACGCTCAGCGGCTGAGGCAAGGCGTGGATCAGCTGAGTCTGAGTTGCGAATTGGAACTGGCGCCTCTGATGGATCCTGCACGATGGCAGCGTATAGATGAATGCGCGACACAACCGAGGCGACTAAGTTAAAGGCATACTTGATTTCACCAATGGCGTCGTAGTATTCCCAGGCCTCTGATTGCCACGTGGCAACTCCGCCTCCACGGCGATTCTTAAACTGCTCGGCCTCGCCCTTATCGTTAAGACGAACCTGCGCGGCAGCTGCTGTAAGGGACCTTGGTAGCGTGTACGGTGCTGATTCGTAGTAGGCTCCACGATTTACCGATTGATCGTCGCGGCTGAATAAACCCACGCTAAACTCCTAGTCCTTTGATAACGGAACAAGTCAACATCTAGTCGACCCGCGCGGCTACGATACCAACCACAGCTGACAGCGCTAATACATAGGACACTGCTAGAGTAGGTACTGGAACTATAGTATACATTCCTACAAATAGTGATGCGACCCAGATGCTCGTACACCAGTAGCACGTGATTAAGTATCCAATGCCTGACGTGACTGAGTATTTATCCCAGATTCGGACGCGCAGTTTTTCAGCCACGGTATCCTGTATGATAAGTCGGCAAACCCTGTAGACTGCCAGGGCGAGTACGACAAGGGTTGTGATGCTTAGTGTCATGCGTATTCCTATTCGGTTGGGTCGTTCTTGGAGTAGATGTGACCGTACGGGTTCCAGCTTCTTAGGCGGGAACCACAGCCACAGGCTTCGTTCTTGCGGTAGGCAATCATTGACCCGTTTTCAGTGACAACGTAGGAGTCCTTGGTGCGGGATTCTGATTTATAAAACTCAATAACTGGCTGGTTGAAGACAATACGCGGTCCCTCGGTGTCGCCATCAATGGCAATTAGTATTCTGTCGTCAGAGACAACAACGCGTGCCTTATCCATCGTGTGTGCCCCTAAGGTTGCAGGCATGGACGCCAGGTCGTGGACGGAGTCAAGAGTTCCCTGTCCAACGGCTGCAACAAAGCAGGGAAATAGATCGTGTACTATTCTCAAGGTTAGCGTCCTAGTCTTCTTGCCATGGCTCGATACGTAACGCCAGACGCGGCGGCAAGCTCGCGGACCGTGACGTTCTCAGCCGCAAGACGCAGGCAGATCTTAGTCATCTCGTCGTTTGCACGTGATACCGAGGTATTTTGCATCATTCCTGATCTGTAACGTCGAGCAACAGGTGCAAGCTCCTGGAGACGAAGAGCGTCCTCGGCTGAGATTCCCGGTGAAACTGGACGGCGTGAGACGTAGCCCCGTGGAAGTGTCTTAAGTTTAGGTACGGGAAGCGGCTCGTCCAAGGGCAGGGAAGTCTCCTGGCCGCGCAGTACCCAGCTGCGAACCGTCGAGCGAACTCGAGTTGGCGTGAACACGTTGCCGATGGACTGCAGCGTCCAGCCGGCAAGATACAGGTCATTGAGCCGGGAGTAAAGCTGCTCGTCAGAAAGAGACAGGATTAGCTCAACCTCGGACTGAGGAAGAGGCTGCTTGCGCGCGGGACGTCGTGTTTCCATAAGGTACACGGTATCAGGTAGTGTACATAGATGTGCGTTATCGTCAACCGGGGAGGTAGGAGGATAGCCTAGGAATACGAATCGGAAGAGGGGGAATTGTACAGAGGAGATGCGTAGTACATTAAGGCTAAAGTGCCTTGGTCGTGAGAGTGAGCAGTTGCCATTTTCGGGACAAGTCAAAAACGTCTCGAGCAAAAAATTGTAGAAATGTGGAAAAAATAACTTTTTGGCTACAGAAAAAAGTAGGAACAACAGTGTTAAGAAAATAAAAAATGTTAGCAGCTTGTCTACAGAAAGATCTACTAAGAAGTTGTCTAGACTCTAAGCATAGACTAGAGGTACACAGTTTGTTGATAGACATGTTGACAGACATAATGATCTAGACTTGTGTTGCTAGACAGAGAAGCAAGCGTGCAGGTAGGTAGGTAGTACACCTAGCCAAGAGGAGGGGGTAGTAGATGGTAGGCCAAGCCTGTGAGCAGCTCCAATTTGAGCCCCTAGGGAACAACGCCTGGCTGTAGGCTAACGTGCCTAGTGGTACTCCAGGGGATCTGTAGGTAATGCACAGGCACTGTCTCTACAGATAGATAGTTATTCACCTAGGTGCTAGTGGCTAAGCTACGTGCTGTGGCTGTGTAGCAAACGAAGAAGGCCAGCTCATGTGAGCCAGCCTTCTCCTGTTGATAAATGCGTAAGCGATTAAGCTATAACTGTGACGTTGCTGTCGCCCTCAAACAATGCCCGCAAGGTGATGGCATCCATAAGTCCTTCACCCGCAAAGCCGTTGTCCTTTTGGAACTGTGCCACCGCTAGCTTTGTCATCTCGGCGTACCAGCCATCCTTGTCGGTTCCACCGTCAGGATAGCCTAGTTCAACGAGCCGCCGTTGAATGTGATGCACCGTAAGCGATTTGCGTGCATACATGTTCTTGTAGACGCAGGCACTGAGTAACACGTCGTCGGTTTCATTGCCGCTAACAACGTGGCTAACCGCTGGCTCCTGTAGCTTAGGTGCAGCCTTAGGCTTTGCCTGTTCGGCTGGTTTTTCAGCCTTAGCAGGAGCCGCTGACTCAGCAGGAGCCGGCTCGGACTCAGGTGCCGCTGGCTTAGCCGCTGGCTCTAGTTCGTCGACGACGATCTCGGTCTTAACTTCTTCATTCATGCTGGTGTGTCCAATCACTAAGTTCGTAGGTCTATTGTAATCATAGATAGAGAATGCTACCGCATGCTACCGCGTAGCTCCGCGTGTAGGCTACTGTGCACGAGCAGCTTGGTTACCGCACCCTGAACCCGCCACCGCCTGGACGAATGCTTGGAAGCCGGCGTGATGAGTGGCTCTTAGCTGAGATCGTTCCACCGATGAATCCCGGAGGCGGCTTAATTAGAAGAGCCGTAAGCGCGTGAACAAGTGCGTCGATACGGTCAGGCGACTTACCCTCACCTGGAATCCACGAGATCATCTGGCTCTCTAGCTCCGCAAGATAGCCTACGTGGTGAACACGGCCCTGCTCGTAGGCGAGCGTAATTGGCTCAGCACGAAGTGCTTTACCGTACTTAGAGTGGACCTCGAAGACCTTAACCGATGGGTCAATTGTCTGAATGGCGTTGCGAACAAGGGCACCACCCTGGTTAACCTCGGCGACCACAGGGGCACCCCACTTGCGCGCCATCTGAACTACCTTGTTTGCCCACACGTCTGGCGAGCCGTGGATCGTGGCGTCCTCTAGGATCCACGAGTTACGGCGGTAGAGATCTCGTTCACCAGTCGATGCACATACGACAATGCCACACTCGTCTCTCGGGTTCTCAGCTACAGATGGGTCGACGCCAATCACCCGCAACGGTGTTCCCATTGGCAGTGTCGATTCTCGACCACGGTCTAAAAGATCTGGGGTCCAGAGTGCGCCTTCAACGTCAGACAGCATCTCGCCATAGAGTTCCTGCTGGGCAAGCCGCGTACCTTCGTAGACACCAGTAATGGCGTCGAGGTAGGCGCTCGACAGGTTGCCCGCATTGTCCAGGGTAGAACCCTTGGTGATGCGAACATTACGGCTCTTCTCTGACTCGGCTATAAGCTGGTAGAGAAGCGGAACTCGCTTGGGAGTCGTGGTGACGAGCAGCTTCGGCTTTAGCCCAAGACGTGTACCAACTCGAAGGTTGTCAAAAGCCGTCATGCCTGCAGCATCAGGGGTCTGCCTCCAGGCTGCAACCTCGTCTCCCCAGGCGTGCGTGAATTGTGGACCACGAAGGGAGTCTGGCTCGTCAGCTGTGAAGAGCGTAGCGGTGTTTCCATTGGGCCAGGTCAACCTACGCTTTGACGGCTCGTAGTGAGGCCGCTCTGATGGTGGGGTTATGTTGATGATCCCTGACTCACCTTCAACGATGACGTCACGAACGTCCGCAGCTGTACGAGCTACTAACGCGAACCGTCGTTGACCAGTGTTGGTGTACTTCGCCTGCTCACGAACCCACTCTGCTGCGAGACGTGTCTTGCCAAAGCCACGACCTGCGAGCACAAGCCAGATGTTCCAGTCATCATCAGTCGGAGCTTGCTGCTCTGGTCTACCCCAAAGTCCCCAGTCCCACAGAACTTGGTCAGGATCCATACCATTGAGTACTTCAGCTTGCTGTTCCCTGGGAAGCAGAGCTAGCTGCTCCATGACTGAGTGCGACATGTATCCTATTGTACGTAGTTACGCGTAGTGTTCACGCGGTTCTCGTCATGAATCTTGTTGTAGACTTTGCTAGAGCCAGTCACTGGTTCCTTGTACCCGTAACGAACAAGGCGGAACCGCAGGGCTCCATGCGTAACACCGAGCCGCTTCGCAAGACGGTACAAGGTAACACCGTCAACAGCATGCGCCTGATTGAGAAGAGCAGTGTACTCCTCGGCCTCAGCGCGAAACGCAGGCGAGTTTGAACGTACACTCTGTGCGTAAGGCTGAAGCTCGAGGAGACGAGCAAGTATCTCTGGCGAAGGTTCAACGAACTGACGAGCCGGCTTAGTGTAGAAGTACGGCGGCTCTGGAACTGGGTACCCAGCCGCAACGGCGGCAAACGCATCTGAGACTGGGGTCTCCGCACAGATCTGACGAACACGCTCACGGCTCTTGCCTCCAACTGCCTCGGCAATCGCTTCAAGAGTCCAGCCCATTTCACGCAGAGCCTTGATGTACCCGTTGCGCTGTGGAGCATGTGTTGTCCACTTAGCGAACTGATCAGCTACTTCCTGTGGAAGAACGTGATTCTTCCTAACGTAGATGCGAGACTGAGCTGGCGTGTTGTCATTTGTGTTTGTCATAGTATGATTATATCAGGTAGGGCTGACACAACGGCAAAGCTATAACTTAGCCTTAGGGCCAATTACCTCAAGAGCCTTCAACATCTCTTCAGGTGTAGCCCGCAGGACCTTACACAACGGTGGCAGCATGGCCACACTCGGCTTGGTCTCCAGCGAGAAGTAGCGATACAGGTTGCCACGATTGATGTCTAGATCAACTGCGACCTCCTCTAAGGAGCCGTATCCAAGCTCGTCCATTCGCGTGCGAAGCCAGACTAGTCCAGTGTTTTTAGTCCTACTCATTGGCGTGCTGCCAATCCCATGCGAGCGTTGCTGTCCTCAACGTCATGCATGATCGACCAGACGTGCATCAAGGCATCCGCAAAGCTGTGTCCTCGCGAAACCGCAACACGGCTTTTGAAGTTAGTGTAGTCAGCGACTTCAACTGAAAGCGACATCCACTCAGTGAGTGTGCTGTCAGCAACAACTACCCGGTATGGATAGTCGCCAGTTGGAGTACTTTTAATCTTCTCTCCTGAAAGAGTAGCTAGGTCTCGCAATGACTCCGCATCGCGTGCACGAACCATCATGTGTCCAGGTTGTGCGTTGTGCCGCACGGCACTTACGAATCCAGTTTCTGTGAATAGCCACATAAGGCATCATCTCCGTCTCTTTGTATTTGTTGTTGGTTGTTCACGTGTTGTTCACGTGGGTTTTTCTGAGCAGCACGAGCTAATCTAGCTCGAACTCCTCAGGAAGTTCATCTGCGTCCGCTGGCTGAATCTCAGTGCGAGCCGCTCCTTCTTGCATCATGGTTCTGCGCGTGATGCTTTGGACTCCAGCTTTGACGACAACTTCGTTTAT